TTCAATTTTTTAGATGAATTATAAATGTTTGTAAATTATTAGGGGAAAATTATTAGGGGAAAAATAGTTAAAAATATGAATACAAAAAGACGAGGGTAGCTGGATTCGAACCAGCAACCTAGCGGTTAACAGCCGCTCGCTCTAACCAATTGGAGCTATACCCTCAAGTATAATATACCATTATGTCTTTAAGTAGGATAATTTTGTAAAATAATTAAATATTTAATTATTTATTATTAAATAATATCTTTATATTGAAATAAATAAAAACACAAAAAATAAAAAAACAAAATACACAAACATATTTTACATTTCTGGTTGCCTTTAGGCAACCCCAAGTTTTGGCGCGGCTTTTACAAAAGCTGCTAGTTGTAGAGCCCCGTTTCCCCCGCATCATTACAAATATGACAAGCATCATACATTTTCTTTAATTCGGGTAGATTTTTAATAGCGTCATCTGGCTTATCCAAATACTTCATCAAATATTGTTGTAGCAAGCTAGTAGATATTTTAATATTCAAATCTTGTAATGAATCGAAAAATTCCTTTGCTATCTTAGCCGTTTCTGTCTCATCTGATAATGATTCGCAAGTATATATTTTAAATATTTCAATAATTTGTTCTTTAATAGCATAATCAAAGTTCATAATATAATCAACGCGTCCAGGTCTAATTAAAGCACTATCCAGATTATTTTTATAATTAGTAGTTATGAAGCAAATAAGATTTTCACTGGTTGTAATACCATCTAGAGCATTCAGTAGGCCGCTAAATGTAATAGCATTCTTATTCTCATCATTTTCTTTGCGAGCTTTAAAAATACAATCCATATCTTCAAATACAATAAAGAATCTCTTTTTTTGACCTTCTTTTTCATCATCATCTCTACTTCGTTGACTTTCATCTAAAGAACGCAAACCTCTAATTAAATTAACATCTGTCATTTTAGGAGTAAAACTAACAATTGCTATATTGTAGTCAAACTTAGATGCCAGAGCCATAATAAATGATGACTTGCCGGCACCTGGTACCCCTTCCAATAAATATATACGCTTATAATTAACTCCGAGCTTACTATAGCGTTGCTTAGTTTCCGGCTTTAAGAAATTAGCCAAATCATCTATAATATGCTGCTTTTGCTTATGAGGGAGGTAAATAGTATCCATCGAGCGCTTATTGCGTCTTCCCAAATGCTCAAAATAATTTCCTTCAGCACCGCTAATATACATTGACAATTTATTGGAATCTTCAGATACACCACTAAAATTCTTATGATAATATAAAATACTTTCTTTTATAAATATATTAAATTTATCTAGATCAACTGAATTACAAGTTATTTCATAAGTACTAGATATAGTAACTTCATTATAACCTGTTGGAACAGGAAATTGCTTAATTATTTTATCACTTTTAATAGTAAATTCAGCACCATCATATGTAAATTTCAAATCAGTAGCATATCTATCTAGAACAAAATTGAGATTTATTTCATCTGTAGTATTATGTTCTGATCCAATACTTTCACTTTGTGTCATTTCTAATTTTATATCTTTAATAAATTCTATATATTTATTTACATCTAGAAAGAATTCTAGTTTATTATCTATCATTTCCGGCTTAAATTTACTAGATCCATTATTACTCAATATATTTTGAAGTAGATTATTTGAAATAAAATATATGGGCTGATAAAATATTTTATTATGGTGACTAGGTCGCGCATGCTCAAAACGAGTTGTAATTGTTTGGGAAGACATTTCTAGATTATTAATTATTATTATAATTATCTATAATTATTATTTGTAATTATTAATATGTATTTAATAATTCAATTTTATATTCAAATTTATATATAAAAAAATATTTAAATTATTTTTATCAAATAATATTTAAATTATTAAAAATTTAAAATCTAAATATAATATAATAAAACTTTCAAATTATTATATATTAAATAATATAACTTTCAATTTTATATATTTATTCAAGCTAAGAGTATATTAAAAATGTATACTGAATATCAAACTCAACTTATGCCTACATTGGCACGTTCATCTCCTGTAACATTTGGATTAATGTTATTGCTAAATTGTGCTCTATCACCATCTGTAAATTCATTCTACCTTCTTATAATGTACATCATTGTATTCTGGTCTAATTGGATTCTTAAAAATTTGGTAATTAGACCATTTTTTAAATTGATACGTATGACTAACTATTTTGATACAACTTTTGGTAAACGTCCTCTTGGAGCACAAAACTGTCGTTTTATTTTAGATAATAAATATTATAGTTCTAGTGGTTTACCTAGTGATCATAGTCAATTATCATGGGCAATAGCTACATATATGTTATGCAAACTTACAATAAATTTTCTTAATAATAATAATAATAACAATAATAATAGTGAAGTTAATAATTTAAGTTATGTATGGATTACATTATCATGGATATTAATATTAACAATTGCTGTATATATATCTTATAGTCGTATATATATTGAAAATTGTCATACATTAGGACAAATTATATTCAGTTCAGTATTTGGAGGTGTATGCGGTTTTCTTGTATTTTATTATGAAGATGCTGCTGTTAATATGGTTAAAAAAGCTATTAGTGTAAGTCCTTCTGAATCAGTTGCATCAGTTGCACCAGTTGCACCAGTTGCATCAGTTGCACCAGTTGCGCCAGTTGAACCAGTTGCGCCAGTTGTATCAGTATAACTGGTTGATCTAGATAAAGTTAAACAACTTATAACTTAATAATTTATTTTTATTCTTTTTATTCTTTTTATTCAATTATTCCTTCAATGGTGTATCACTTATATTAATTCCACAATAAGGTTCTGGTTTTTTATTAAAATCAATATTTTTATATAAACCATTATCAATTGCTATTTTAAGTAATAACCTCATATTATTCCAAAAATCGGGTTCATGTCCAATACTCTTTGTCATCAAATGTCCTAGCTCATGGATAGCTACAAATGACATTATATTTTCTTTTACTAATTTTTCATCATCATTTTTCGAACGTAGGCACATAACAACCTTCTCCCCTTTATTAACACTGTAACTCGTATATTTACTATCTGGAGTTGTCTCACTAAAGGCATCTGGATTAAAATTACCGACCAATCTAGCAATATCATCCTTTAATTTCATTTTCATATCATTTTCCAAAACTTGCCTTTCGCTAGAACCCCCTTTCTGTCCATCAATCAAATCTTTTTTATCATTTGAACCATTGCTATTACTATTACTGGTTTCTTTATCAACATCTGCTTTTACATATTTATTATATATATTTTCATATCCAGCAATTTTTATGATTTCTACTAGTTTTTCCAATTTAACTGCAAGTTTACCAAGTAAATCGGCAGCTTCTTGCTTATCTGGCAAATTGCGAACTAAATACTTTTTTCCATTTACTTGAGAAACTACCATTACTACATCATAACTTGATTTTTCAAAATATTTATAAATAATTATTATTAGAGTTACAATTATAATTCCATTTACAATTTCAATCATTTATATTCAAATTCAAATCTCTATTGATTTATTAAATATATATTAGGTATTTGTATTTTTATTTATTTGTATTTTTATTTATTTTGTATTATCTATTATCTATTGAGAAGTTTTTCATATATAAATGATATTTAAATCATAATAAAATCATAATAAAATTATATGTGTATAAAATAAATAGTATAAGTATATATCTAGAATAGTGTATCTAGAATAGTGTATCTAGAATAGTTATGGATATAATAGATTTAAATATTTGTAAATCTCTTCATTCATTAGCTATACTTAAATTTATAATTAAATCAATTGAACCTAATGAACCAGATACAAAATTAATATTTATAGGACCCCGTGATGAAAAAATTAAAGATATACTTACCAAACTTGAAGAAGGTAAAAGTTTAACAACATTAGAATCTAAATTACTTGAAGAAGAAATACCTTATTATACAACTAAATTTGGTGTTCTAGAAAAATACAATGTTTATTTTATAAATGAATATATTGAAGAAAATATGGCAATTGAACACGTTCGTATTATTCTTTACGAAATTATTAGACAAAGGATCGCACCTAAAAATCAACAACATTATTTACCATCAAATATGTTAATCTATAAGTATTCTAAAACTACAGATTATAAATATTATATCAATTTGATAAATTATATTTTTAGTGATAGTAAAACTCTTACTAATGAAGCATTTTTTAATCGTATCTATAAAATTACATATATGAATAAACATGAAATAGATAATAAATTAAAAACTCTTTTATCATCAAAATATAAAGATGTACCCGCAGATAAAGATACACATTTTACCAATATTGAAACCTTTAATTATGAAGAAATACTTAATAATGAAGAATTATTCCATTTAATACTTAGTATACCTATTATATTAACTATCAAATATAGTTATACATCAAATGAACAAGAATTTACCTATTATGGTTATCAAAATATCGATTATATTATAAATAAATATAAAAAACTAAATTTATCTATTGATAAAGCACATGAGAAAGCACACGAAAAAGATGATAATGAAAATCTCCTAAATATTAAATATAGAATTGACGAGACCATTAATATAGATCATCATGATTTTTTATATTTAACTCTTTCATCATATAATAAAACAATAAATAATGAATATTTTATTTTATTAAGACACGATTTTAAAGAAATCATTAAAAATACAAATCTTTCGAAAGACTTCTTAAAATTCTATTATCATAATAAAATAGATACAAAAAATATAATAGGAAATATTGAATATGAACAAATATACAATCATTTTAAATTAAAAACAATACAAGAATCAATATATAATGAAGATATACTAATATTTAATAAATGTCAATCGAAAAATATAATATTTGACTCTCTGAGCAATACATTGAAAATCAAATACAATCTTGCAAATCTATATAATAATTTAACAACAAATGTATATAATCCAGTAATTAAATATATAAGTAATAACAATGTAAAATATATTAAAATTAATAAGAAATTTCTACAAAAACATACATATCAAGAACTCATTAGTTTGATAATTTCAAAACACAGTAATAAATTTAAAATCGAAAATCTAGACTATATACAATTTAAATGGCGAATTGAGCAAACTATTATAACAATAGATTTCTATGAAAATGGCTACATAATGGTATTTTTTGATGATGAAATAAACATACCTATTGACAAAGAATTAATTAATTACTTTCTATTAGCATCAACCACAATTAAAAGAATTAAGAAAATCATGAATGTTAAAACATTACATTTACCAAATATTTCCAATCTATTCAATGATAGCAGTAGCAGAATGAATTTTTCATCCCTTCGAAATGGTAATATATTAATAAATTCAAAAGTGAATCTTTCTAAAATACAATCTATTGAAGAAGGAAAGAAAGCAGGAGGTAAGCTAGATATAGAATTACTAATTAATAGAGTTAGAAAACATATTAGTAAATTCCATCAATTCATTAATAAAGCAGTATCCAATAATTCTATTACAATATTCTATAAACAAGTAAAATATTTCTATAGTCACTCTAGCATCATACAATTTATTAAATCATATTTACAAAGACATAATAATAGTATTGATAAAAATGAATTAGAAAAACTATTTAAAACTTGTAAAGAATTATTTTATATAGATGATTTAACACTCAAGGAACTATATGATAATCGCGATACATATACACTTAAAACCGACGATGCCAATTTATTATATGGTATTGAAATAAAGATTACATTTGATAATAAAGGCAATATAGATTTTCAATTTGATAATATAGATAAATATTATTCAGTGAAAAGAATACTTTACTATTTTAAAATTATATTCTCAAAAATAGCAAATGAAATTGCAACTGGACACATATATAATATTGAAGGTGTAAAGGGTATTGAAGGTATTGAGAAAAGTAATGAGGGAGATAATACTACTGGTAATAAATCTATATCTTCTGTAAAGAAAGGAAAAAGTATAGGAAAGAATATAGGAAAGAATATAGGTAAGAGTATCGGAAAAAAACCTAATCCAGAAAGAATTATAGATGATTTTGATTTAGACCTAGGAAATGAATTGGATTTAGGTTTAGATTTTGAACTTGATTTAGATTTAGAAAATGATATTAATGATGATATACTAATGGACAATACTCTTGATAATCTTGATAATATTGATATACATGATCTAGCAAAGCTAATTGAAATAGACCACTTACCAGAAGAACATGATACTGGTAAAAATAGAGAAACTAAAAGGGGGGACAAGGAGAAAGATTTAAAAGGAGATAAAGGTATAACTGGTGATAAGAATTTAAAAGGTGTAAAAGAAGAAGATGAATATAAACATTTTGAACTTGCTAAAATACGCTCTAAAAATAAGAAAATGAATTTTACTAAATATATGACAGAAATGCGCAAATATTATGATCCTGAACTTTACTATCCTAAAAATACTGGAAAAAAAGACTATACATATGGCAGCAAAGATTGTACTAATCAAGAAATGAAACAGCCATATATAGTTACCAAGAAAGATATAGAAAGCTACAATGATCCAGAAGCATTTACAGGATATATTAAATACAGAAATAATTATTATATCTGTCCTCGTATTTGGGATACTAAAGTACATAAACCAATTTCTGCCAGAAAATTTATTGAAAATAAATTGCTCAGTCCATATACTAATGGAACCTATATTCCACCAGAACAACGGAACCATCCCTTAACGGATAAATATACAGTTATTATTAGGAAACCTACATCGGCAACTAACTGGGAAGATTCGAGTCTACATAAAGACTGGCCAGCTATACTTAAAAAAACGGAAAAAGATGCCTTCCCATATTTACTTAAACCTAAAGATCATCCTAATAATTTAGCTGTTCCTTGTTGCGGTGTTAAACAACCAATGGATTATGATCCTAATTTAAAGAAAATACAACATTTTTTTAAGTTTCCAGGATATAAATTTTCTAATGATCAAGGAGAAGGTAAAGGTAATTATAAATCTGATGGAGATGATGAAACTGATGAAGAATCCAAAAATATAATAGGTAAAAAAATAGGTGCCAAAGATAAACCATCTGATACACTTAAGCAACAAGAGATCTTATTATGTTCTGATAATGTTGAACTATATATATTGAAGGAAACATCTGAATTAGAAAAATGTAGATTTGGCCTAATACCACAAAATCTTAATGTTATACTTAATAATCATCATGATCTATTTCTTAATAAAACTCAAAATAATCTATTTGAAAATAGCAGTGTATTTCTTAGACGTGGTATTGAAAAAAATAAAAGAGATAATATTTTAGAATCTTTCTCTGTAGTTATGAATAAGAGCCTAAATGGTCTGAAACAATTAATAGTATCTAAATTAACACCAGAAGTATTTATAGTATTAAATAATGGTGAACTAATTGATATATATTCATCTAGTAATATTTTACCTAATAGTTTAGATGATTTTGAAGCATTTACCGCTTTTATGAGACACTATGTATTATTCTTTAATCTAATGGATATTGACTATGAAATAATAGAAAAACTCAAATATAAAGATATTGAATTAATAAATCAAAAACTAACTGATAATACAATTATATCTGGAAATATTGAAAGTAAGATTGGTAGCAAGAATGGCAGCAAGATTGGTAGCAAGAATGATACTAATATTAATATAAAAGAAGATATTGCCAATATAAAAAAACTGTTCATAGCATACAAAATATATTCAGCATTCTATAATTTTATTAGACATATTAGTAATGATAGTGAATATAAAAACTATACACACTTTCTTGACTTATTCAGCAAACCTATAGAATGGTTAAATAAAGATGGTACTAATATTCTAATATTTGATAAAACAGCATCTAAGCTCTTATGTAATCCATACTATAATAAATATCGTACTAAGTACATGATTTTTATTAGAGAAACGGAACATCATTTTGTACCATTGGTCCATGTTGTATATATGCATAAACATAGTATTATTAAAGGAATATTTGATATAAAAAATATTAGTTTAAATAGCCATTCGTATAATTATTTTGTAAAAAAAACAACAAATAAAAATATTTTAGAATTAACTAAGACGCGTGAAGACTCTATTATTAAACTCATTCTTTTACATTCTACAGTATGTATTTTCAAATATCAAAAGAATGCTGAAGATTTTATTAAGGAATTAGAGGAAATAGAAATATTGCCAACAAATCAAATAGCATTTACAACAACACAAATTGAATTTATTAAAGCTGCGGATTATCTTATACCTATTTATCCCATCTCTATACAAATTAAACAATTGACACAAAATAAACTTAATAAATTTAAACTATTAGATATAGGCGATATGGTACCATTAGATAAATATATACATATTGAAAATAAAAAGCTCTTTGATAAGTTTGCTAGATACGATTATAAGATATCTAAAATATTTTATGATGAATTAAAGGGAGAAATTACTAGTATACAATTTGTCAATAATTTAATAGTTCCTGTTATACCTGAAAAACATACTTATAATCGTGAAAGGGAAATTATAGATATGATGATTAAACATGGAGCATTAAAATCACATGAAGATAAGCGTATAGCATCATTATTTAGACCCTCTAATTTTGACTTTCAATTAGAACTTAGCCAGAGTGTAGATATAGTTAATATTAAAAATGCCATTTATAAAGATTTCATATATAATTATTTTAAATATGATTTCAGTCGTATAATACAAGAGAAAAACGTTAAAGGTAACAAACTACAATTATTAAAGGCAATTGAACATTATAATCATAATAAATTAAATTTTCAATCTACTGCTGATGAATTAGTAGATACTATTATACATATTATGAAATCTCGTATTACTGATAATGATAAATTAGGTGGGAAGACCGAAGAAAGAAATAATAATAATCATATCATATTAAGAACATGTGCTAGAACTAAAAAAAGTAAAGATAAATGTGCTAACAAGTTTTGTAAATTTAATGATAATACTAAACATTGCTATCTAGACATGACATATAAACAACTTGAATATTTTAGTTATCTATTAGCAAATGATTTAATTAATAATAAAATGGAATATAGTGAAATTATAACTGGGGCTTTTATACCAGAATTTAATATTCAAAATAAGATTTATAGAAATCCTGATGAAATTATATTGAGTCCTACAGATTTAACTCAAAAACTCGTAAAAATAATTGAAAATGGTGTATATTCTGAATATAAGAAAAATATAAATTTAAATGATTTTGTAAAAGATGATAATGAATTTATATTTGATAAAACGGAAATAGATAAATTAAATGTTATAAATTTTGAAGATATTAAGAAAGTAATGAATACTATTATAACGGATTTAGTAGATTTAAGTATTAAAAATATATTTATTGAAGATAATATTTTTACAACACCATTTAATAATCAAGGTGTATATGATGAAAACAGCAATCTAGGACAATGTAAATTTCCATTTTTTGAAAAGAATAAGAAAAAATATGTATATCAATGTATTCCTAAGCAAAATGGTCTTATGTGTCCTACTAAGTTGGAATTTAATAGGCGCCCTGATAAATTTGGTTTCTGTCCTGAAAAGATTGAAGAAACTAAGAAGGCATTGGATGTTATTGAAATACCAAAAACTACCGGAGATGATAAAGAATATAAAGAAGGGAAATGTAGTTTTCCATTTATACATAGTGAAAAAGATTCTGACAAGAATTCTGGAAAAGATTCTGGAAAAGATTCTGGAAAAGATTCTGGTAATAATGATAACCCTACTGAAACGAGGGATGAAAAAGAATATAAATTAAAATATGATTGTATTATTGAGAATGAGAAATCTGGTAGTAAGTCTGATTCAAATTCTAATAGCGAATATTCTTGGTGTCCTTTAAAATATAATTCCAAGAGAACTCTTAAAAATATAAAAGGGAATGGAAATATTGATATTGATGATCAAGATACTGATTTATTAAGTGCTTCCAGTAAAACTGATAATATTAGACTAGGTAAATGGTACAACGGTAAAATGAGTCTTAATAAATTGCTTACTAAAAAGTTTGATAAAGGATATTGCCAGCCTCCTAGCAAAACTAAAAAAGTTGAGGGTCCACCATTAGAAAATGAAATTACATTAGAAAACTTTGATCCGGCAAATTGTAGTGATAAATATACACCATCAAAAGGTGGATATGTAAGGAAACAATTATTTGATTTCGGTGTAAATTATTTAAAGATACCATATAATCAACTTATAAAAGAAGGAACCAAAAATGAACATATTTATTTATCTAAAGGTGACCTATGCAATATAATAAATAAGAAATATAGGGAAATAAAAACAAGAGGCAATATTATTACTGATAAAATGCGTGTTGAAGCATATGGGAAAGATATTAATAATTGTAATAACGGTGAAAGCAAGGGTGGATACTCTTTACATGATTTACAGGAAATAGCTATAAATTATTTTGATATAAATGAAAAAGATGCTAGAAAACTACATAAACCTGAAATTTGTAGTCATATTACTAAGCAATTAAAAAGAATCAGTGATGAGGAGAAAGCAGATAAGAAAGATAGTGAAGAAAAAGATGAAGGCGATGGTGATAGAAATGGTAACGGAGATGGTAAAGGAAATGGTAATTGTAAAGGAAATGGTAAAGGAAATGGTAAAGGAGATATTAATGGTGATGAAGATACTAAAGATA